TATTCGTGCATTACGCAACTCAGTAAGAGCATTCGCAGATGAAGACAAGGCAGTAAAGAACTTAACACAAAGCCTTAAAAATCTTGGTCTAGGTTACAACGTCGGAGCCATTGAAAACTACATTTCCGCAACTCAGGCTGCTACGGGCGTATCCGATGACCAGCTAAGGCCAGCTATGGTGGAACTGGTCCAAGTAACTTTAGATGCACAGAAAGCTACTGAGTTACTCAATAGTGCTATGGATTTAAGCGCGGGAACAGGCAGCGGCCTAAACGCGTCTATCAAAGCGTTAACCCGTGCATACAACGGAAACTACACATCTCTAGGCAAGTTACAGCGCGTCTACACTTCAGCAGAACTTGAAGCTTTGGGATTTGAAAAGGCTCTAGCGGCCCTTAATGAAACCTTCGGCGGTACTGCTGCTGCTAATGCCGATTCATACGGCGGCAAGATTGAGCGTCTAAATATTGCAGTAGATGAAGCAAGAGAGACAATCGGTAAAGGTTTAGTAGATGCTTTTGAAACTTTAGCAGATGGTGACTTTGACAAGGTCATAGATGCTATTGCCGCATCCGCCAGAGGTCTATCTGGCTTCATGCGTAACATCGCTTTCAGCATTCAATACACTAAAGCATTACTCAAGACTGGCTGGACCATTGGGCCAGACGAGCAAGCCCAGTTAGACATGATTCGCCGTCAATGGATGGACCCAGCGGACAACTCAAACACAGCTGCTGCTAACCGCGTATTTCTACGCGACATGAAGTCACAGCTCGCCATTCAGAAGAAGATAGCGACTGAGCGTGCAAAGACTGCTAAATTAGCTGAGAAGGAAAAGAAAAACCAAGAAGCGTTAGCTAAGGCTAAAGCCGTTTTGGACTTGGAAAAGATACAGATAGAAGCGGCTTTACGCGGCAAGATTACCGAAGAAGAACGCACACGCTTACTTCTTATGAGAGCAATTTTGGAAGAAGATGGCAACACAGCCACTAAACTTGCGGATAAACTTAAAGAACTTCAGGAAGACACCAAGAAGCTCGCTACGATGCTTACAAGCTTTCCTAAAGCTAACGACCCATTTGTTGATTGGTACGACAGCTTAAAGAAGCTAAACGAAGAATTAAACAAAATTACTACCATGACAAGCCAACAAAATCTGGCTATTCGTTCATCGGCTTCAGCTGGTAATGCCGCCATGTTGGCTGGAGATGCAGCAGCGGCAGCAGCACAAGCGTCAAATGCTAAAGGCGATGCAGCAGTAGCAGCGGCAGCGGCAGCAGCCGCAGTAGCAGCCGCAACAACGCCAGAGGAAAGAGCCAGCGCAGAGTCATTCGCAGCAGGAGCAGCAGCCGCAGATGCAGCCGCAGACGTCCTAGCTGAGTCCGCAGACGCGCTAGCGATGGCAGCCGCAGCAGCAGACTTGATTGCAGCTTCGGAACTATTCAGCGAGTCAATAGCAGCAGCCAATGAGTCAGGCGTAGCACCTGGCGACATCATCGTAAACGTAGCAGGTTCAGTAATATCTGAAGTAGACCTAGCAGAGGCCCTAGTAGATACGATTTATCTATACCAACGCTCAGGTAAACAAATTACCCTAAGAAGTACGGCTATCTAATGCCAGCACCTACGCTACGTGTATTCGTAGACTTCGATAGCGATACTGCATTCGAAACCGACCCGCTAATTTTAGGTTCGGCTACTGAAGGCATCTTAGGCACTAACCGTCTAGGTTCTGGAACCTTGCCAGTCGAGGTTACTGACCTAGTAACGCGAGTAGCTATTAGACGTGGGCGTAACCGTATTACCTCTAAGTTCGAGTTCGGTAGCGCAGACGTCGTACTCTATGACCAAAACGGCGACTGGAACCCAATGAATACAACTGGGGCTTACTACCCTAACTTGGTACCACTACGCCAGATAATCATTTACGCAACTTACTTAGGCGTGGACTATTACATTTTCTCTGGGTATATCACGAATTACGACACAGGCTTTAGACAAGGCAACGAAGACGTAAGCACGGTAACCCTTCGCTGCGTAGACGCGTTCAAGCTTCTTGCAGGTTCAGCTATTAGCACCGTCGCAGGTGCTCCAGCAGGACAACTGTCAGGTGCTCGCGTCAATGCCCTTCTAGACGCCGTAGAATGGCCTATAAGCCTTCGAAACATAGATACTGGTCAAAGTACCCTACAAGCCGACCCAGGCACCTCTAGGAACGTTTTAGAGGCATTACAGACGGTCGAGAATAGCGAGTTCGGCGGTATCTTTGTAGACGGTGAGTCAATCATTAACTTTGTAGGTAGGGACGAGCTCATTACCCGACCAGCTACTTCTATCTACACATTCAGCGACACAGGCTCAGACATTTCCTACACTAACGCTGTAGTGGCTTTTGATGACACAAACCTAATTAACGACGTTACCGTGACCCGCTCAGGCGGTACAGCTCAAAATGTATTCGACCAGCCTTCAATAGATAAATACTTCTTGCATTCAGGCATCCGCGACGGCATCCTGGTCCAGACAGACGCAGAAGCTCTTAATCAGGCTAAAGGTATCTTGGCTACCCGCAAGGACCCAGAGGTACGCATTGACAGCATTCAACTCAATTTGTACGACGATACTAACCCCAATAAGCCTTTAGCTGGAGTAGACATTGACCTACTTGACGGCATCACGGTTACTAAGACCATGCCAGGGGCTACCAGCGTAACCCAACCCAGCCTGGTCAACGCCATTCATCACGACATTACAAAAAGAAGCTGGAACACAACCCTATTCACTTCTGAGCCTTTGTTAGCTGGCTTCGTGTTAAATAGCACGGTAAGCGGTATACTAGGCGAGGACGTCTTAAGCTACTAAGGAGACACATGGCAGGCGCAGGCTATAAGTTATTCAATACTGGAGACGTTTTAACGGCTGCCCAGGTAAACACTTATCTTAACGAGCAGAGCGTAATGCGCTTTGCTAACGCAACGGCACGGACTACGGCTCTATCTGGAGTCCTTGCCGAAGGAATGGTCAGTTATCTTGACGACGTTAATCGGGTAGAAGTTTACAATGGCAGCTCTTGGGTTGCAGTCGGCGGTTCTTCGCCATTGACCACAAAAGGTGATTTATACACTTATAGCACAACGGATGCCCGTTTAGGTGTCGGTACTAATGGACAGATATTGACTGCAGATTCTACAACTGCTACTGGTCTTAAATGGGCTGCGCCAGCTGGCGGTGGAAAAGTTTTACAAGTTGTTTATGCAGATTACTCCACACAAGTATCATCAACCTCAACAAGTTATGCAGATTTAGGTTTATCGGTAAGCATTACTCCTTCTGCGACAAGTTCTAAAGTCCTAATTCTAGGAAGTCCAAACATTGCAGTTGAAAGAGGCGGTTACGGTCAATATGTAAGATTGCAATTATTACGCGGTTCGAGTTCAATTTTTGAATTAGGTGGCGGAACCTATAAGTCAGCTTGGGGCTTTGAATGTTATACGGGACCAACTTATAATCAAATGATTGGCGCTTATCCCGTTAATTATCTGGATTCGCCTAACACTACTTCAAGCACCACATATAAGTTTCAATATGCTTGCGCACAACAACCTGGTGGACCAACAGTCACGGCATACGGTCAAAGAGACGGCAACAAATCAAGTATTATTCTTATGGAGATTGGTGCATAATGAAAACAAACAGCCAATTATTAGTAGAGGCAATTAGATTATTAAAGCCTAATAGTGAATTTGTCATTGTAAATGACGACTATTCAACAATTGACTGGCATATTTTGGAAGGCGATGCACCTTCTGAAAGCGAAGTTTTTGCAGCGATTGAACAAGTCAAAGCTAATGATGTTCAGGCTGAATTAGATAAAGCAGCCAAAAAAGCAGCGGCAGAAGCTAAACTTGCGGCGCTTGGTTTGGATGCAGATGACTTAAAGGCTTTAGGTCTTGGCTAAGTTGTGTAAAGCGGGGCAACAACTACGCGAGCAGATTGACGATGCGTTCCCCAGTAGAGATAGAGCTTCGGATGGATGGAAAGCGTCCGCTGGCCATAAGGCACATAGTCCTAAGTCTGACCATAATCCTATGGGTCCAGAACAGATTGTACGCGCCCTCGACGTTGACGCTGACCTTAAATCCGACAAATCCGCGGCATTCGACCTTGCTAATCAGTTACGACTACTTGCCAGAACTGATAAGCGAATTTCTTACATTATCTTCAATGAACGAATTGCATCCTGGGTCGGCAATTACCGATGGAGAAAATACAAAGGAATAAACCCACACAAAAAACACATCCACATTAGCTTTACAAAACTGGGCGATAACGACGGCAGCATGTTCTATCTGCCCATATTGACAGGAGACGAAGATGGAAGAACTAAAAGCGATAGCGGCAAGCTGGGCACGAAGCTTCCTAGCAGCGGGAATAGCGACCTACCTAGCCGTGGGCTGGGATGCCAATGCAATTGTGAATGCCGCTCTGGCCGCGAGTCTGCCCGTTATCCTTCGCTATCTTAATCCTAACGATAGCGCGTTTGGTCGGCGATGAACCCGACAGACTGGGCCGCATTTGTTTTAGCGTGCCTATCTATAGCAGCCATCCTTATCGGTGGTCTGCGTTACATTATTCGCCATGAAGTACCTCTAATAATTGACCGCAGTCACATCGTGTCGCGCATCGAAAAACTAGAGGAGATGGTTCTAGAATTGCTTACTAACGATAGGAGCGCGCGTGGCACAAAGAAAAACAAAAGCACAAAAAGCCGCACTACTGCGCGCTAAGGAGCTCTCAGCTAAACGGCACAAGAAAGAACCTTTGAAGCCTATTGACGTGTGGGCTGTAGCTGTTGTTGAAGCGTATGAAGCTTTAATACGCGCTGGGTGGGATAAAGACCATGCTCGCTGGTATGTCGAAGACACGATGAGAATACCCGACTGGATTATTCATAATCCCGACTTTACTCCCTATGAAGACGAGGAAGAAGACGATTAAGCGAATCGTAGTAATTAGCGATTTACAAATACCGTTTCATAATGTCAAACACACAAGAGCAGTTGCCAAGTTCATCAAACGCTACAAGCCTGACGACGTTCTATGCGTTGGTGATGAGCTCGATTTCCAGACCATATCACGTTGGTCTTCTGGGCGGGACGAATGGTCGGGCACTATTGGACGTGATAGAGATACTTGCCAGCAAGTTCTCCACGATTTACAAGTTACCCACATCGTCCGAAGTAATCACACAGACAGACTTTACAAATCTTTAGCATCTAGGCTCCCAGGCCTAATCGGCCTACCCGAACTCGAATACGAGAATTTCATGGGTTTCAAGGAGCTAGGCATTAAATTCCATCGTAAGCCGTATGAGATTACCCCTAACTGGATTATGGTCCACGGGGACGAGCAGAGCACCAAGCCACATGGGGGTTTAACGGCCCTAGAAGCCGCTAAGAGGCATGGTAAGTCGGTGGTCTGTGGTCATACCCATCGCCAGGGGATTTCATCGTTCTCAACGGCCTCTGGGGGCGTTTTAACGGGTATTCTGACAGGCTTTGAAGTAGGGCATTTAATGGACGTGAGCAAGGCTTTCTACACACGTGGAACGATGAACTGGCAGTCAGGTTTCGGCATTTTATATGTAGACCGTAAAGGTGTGACGCCAGTCACAATTCCTATTGACAAGTCAGGCTCATTTGTAGTCGAAGGCAAGCGGTACGACTAGACCGTTATCAAATCGTTATACGACACGCCGACGCGCCAGGTGTAAAAGTCGGCTAATGCCCGTACATTTCGTCTTAACGAAAGGGGCAACATGAAGCACAATCTAACACCAGAACAGATAACTACCGTCTGCCTAGCTTTATTTGTTATAGGTCTAGGCATTTATGCAGCTGTAGAACACGTCAAAGAAAAATACTACGTTAGGGGCTATTCACATGGATACAACAGAGCAAAATGGATTTACCGCAAAAACATTACTGGAAGAAGCGGCAGCGACGCTTGATGAGCGCGGTCTCGACTATGGCCACCCAGCCGTTAACATTAGAAGAATTGCGGACCTCTGGGCAAGTTACTTCGGTAGGGAAATCGACCCGCTGGACGTGTGTATCTGTATGGCTCTGGTCAAAATCTCCCGAATCGTGGAAACTCCTAACCGTGACTCATTCGTGGACTTGGTGTCATACGCAGCGTTGGCAGGAGAAAGTGTCATCGGCGACTGGGACCGTTTCCGTGTCAATAACTAGAACGCCACGCGGTACATGGTGCGACTATTGCCGTATGAGATGGGGAGTAAACGACATTCGTGGACAAGAACAGGCCGTGTGGTCCATAAGGTCAGAGCGTCACGGTAAGGTCATTAACCGACATTATTGTTTCAGCTGCGCTAAAGAATGTCAGACCTGGCACGATGGGTCTATGTGGACATTCAAAGAACAGCTGGACTATGCAGAAGGGAAGTATTACTTAGATGTTCAACCTTAACGACTATGAAGACGTGGACTCCAGAATTCATAAGTTTTATCAAGAGTATCCAGATGGAGCCATTATTACAGAGCAGGTGTTAAACGATGAGGAAAAAGGGATTGTGGTTTTTAAGGCTATCGCCTATAGAACTTATGCTGATACTCAGCCTTCCGCTACTGGCTTTGCGCGTGGCGCTCGTAAAGACCGCGGTGTGGATGCTTCTTTCTGGTACGAGAATTGTGAGACGAGCAGCATCGGGCGTTGTCTCGCCAACCTCGGACTTTCTGCTAAGGGAAAGCGAGCATCATCTCTTGAAATGGCAAGGGTTAACGACTCTAAGACAAGCCCTGCGCCAATTCGAGTTCGGACTGAAGAGCAGAAAGCGTTTTTGGAATCGAATAATCCAGGCCAGGAAATTGTCTGGGACACAACTATAGAGCCACCAGCTGACGTTGTTGCAGTTTTCGATGATGCTGTGGACTTGATAAAGAAAGAATTGAAGGCTGAGCCGATACCTACATGTAAGCATGGGCAGATGAAGCTCAAAGAAGGCTCAGGACCTAAA